TTGTGAATAAATTGCCCTGCCTCGTTGGCGCTAGTTAATGCTATGTTATATATTGTCAACACGTTCTCAGATGGACATTCGGTTGTTATTTCAATTGTATCAGGCGTTACAGAACTAGTGGTCACCCTTAATGTTATTTGTGTGGCGTCAACAATATTTTTATTTACAAGCAAAGTGCCACTTACAAATACTAATCCTGTCGTGTAAGATACATTATTATATAATGCTTCTATTGTATAACCAACACCCGTGTTTGTCTCTTCGGTATCTATAGGTAATCCTTGTTCCGTTTCTATAGGTTGTAAACCAGCTCCTGCACTAGGAGTGTCTGTCTCAGTAATTAAGCCATCTTCTTCGGCATTTGGTATAACATAATTTATAGCCACTGTTCCAACCTCTTGCGTTACATTAACACAATATACAGTTGTTTGACCTGGTATTACATATACGTTTTCTGTAAGTCCACAAGGCAGACAGTTAGTAAATCCTGGAATGTTTTCTCCATTTGATGCCAATACATATTCGTTCATGTACGGATCATAACCTCCTAGTTTTTGATTGCCAATAGTGTCAATAAAAAAGTCTCTAAACCAACCTCTCATTCCCGCTTCTGATATTACACTAAGAGCTTCTGGCCCAATCTCTCCTCCCCTAAGCCTTAATACAGCTCCTCTTTTAGCATCTGTAAAAAACTTATCTGCTCCATATACAGCAAAACTTTCAGGGTTGTTACTAATTCCAAACTCTTCATCTCTAGCTATCTGCTGACCTAAAACGGTAGGAACGGAAGTTAAAGCTCCACCTCCGCCTGCGTCGGTAAGTATGTCTTTGCCTTGTAATACATACGATATTTTATCCTCTTGTAGAGTAAGTATATCTGTTCGCCGCGCATGAAGCCTCTCTATCGGCCCATAGAGGTCCTCTAAAGGCTTAAAATTAAGAAGCCCTAGGTTGTACTCATTTAATTTATTTACGTTTGACTCGTCGTTAAATATACCGCTGTAAGTTAAATCAGCAAACCTGTGTGCTTGTTTATAAATTTGGGCTGATGTGCTTGTTACTCTATTTCCAAAATTTAATTCTTTGCTATTTATAGAGTCTCGTATTTTGTAGCTTTCTATACCATCGCCAAACGCTATACAATTAGAAAACCCTGTGTCTACAATTGCATCTTGAGGGGTTATAGTTCCTGTGTTTTGAAAATCAATTATTTGACTCTGAACATCACCCTGATGTTGGCCTTGAACATCTATAGCAAAAGACTTATCGTTTTCATACCATACATCTGGCAAGGCGTCTTGTGGTAAAGTTTCAAAGACTACGGACGTTTCCGCTCTAAACACTTCAATTTTTAGAGTTACAAAAGACTTTCGATTAGCTGAGTTTCCAGTAGCACGCGTTCCTGTAGCCATCAAAAACTTTTCTCCTGTGCTGCTATTTGTTGCAAACTTCCAATAGTTTATTCCTACTGCTACATCTATCTGAGAATTACCAGGTCTAACAATAGTGGCAGGATTTGATGAGCTTGAAAAAACCGATGAGCTATAAGAATTTGTTGTGGCTGGATCCCCACAACTGTTTCTAGGCCATCCGTTACAGGACTCTCCGCTATCTAAAAGAGAGGCTACATTTTCACCGTCAAAAAAATCTTGAAATTTTGTGTAGTTTTGATTAGCCGTAACCTCCAAAGTTAAATTATATAATCTTTGTTCATTTTTACTACCTGTACCGTTTCTACGTTGAGTGTATTCAAAAATAACTCTCGTGCCGGCCGGTAAAGTATAATCAACATTAGCGGTTGCACCACTACCTGCGGGATTAGGTACTGTTACTGGAAAACTAACAACAGGATATCTATCGTTGGTACGAGCGATTTCAGTACGCATTGGTCCTGTTATAAAGTTACCACCCGCAGTATCGTCATCATTAATAGTAAAATTGTTAGGGTTTATCTTCATATAAACGCCTCCTGGAATAGAAATAAAATTATTAGCTCCAGGATTTAAGGGATCAGGTATAGATAAAAAATCTGCTTCTTGAGTGGCTTTTTCTAAAACAGTTGTAAAAGTACAATTTTGCAAAGCTCCATTAGTGTCGCTCTTTACTATTAATCTATCCCCTTCTTCTATTTTTTTTGCATTTTCTCCTTCTAATAAAAAATAAGCTACGTTGCTATCAGGGTCTTCAAAATATACATTTGTATATATAGTATTATATGTGTCCTTATCAGCCTTTATGCAAAACTTATATCGAGTTGCCCAAAAAGGAGCAATCTGTGACGGTATCGTCCCTCCCCCTGGTATTGTTACTTGTATAGTGTTTCTAAGTGTAGAATTAAAACAAGGGACATGAACTGTGTTAAATGGGCTTACTAAAGCTGTAGAAGCCCTATTAAACTCGTCCATGTAAATTATACCAATCTCATATCCCCTATTACTATGTAAAGAATAGTTGTTTGCAATTTTAGAATAATCAACCTGGGCAAATGTCATTGAGTAATATTCATAAAATGTTTGTGTGGGCGACCCTGTATTGTCCACATACTCCATAGCTGGGAACTGTAATCCTATATCATTGCTGTTAGGAGAGGAAAATATTTGAATCGGCTGACCTGTAGCACTTATACCACTAGCATTTTTAAAATAAGCGTCAAGCTGGTTGGGAACTGCACAATTAAAAATATCGGTAAATGTTGTTCCTGTACATGAATCAGCTACTGTTTTTATATTAGTAGTCTCCCCTATCTTAGCCACAAAGTCTGCGCTTTGTGCTAATTCATAAACAGTATTAAATTTTTGAGGCAACACATAGGTAAAACTCAAAAGAGTCTCCGTTGTAGTTTCGGTTGGAAATGGTGTTTGGCCTTGAAAAGCAAAGTGTTGAATAGTAGCATCAATAGTTATTGCTGCTCCCTTAATTAATTGTGAAGGACTTAAAGTTATATTTAATCGCGCTTGAGGCACAGCCAAATAACCTCCTAAATCATACCCTCCATCTGTTCTTGTAGAGGTTAATGTTGTTAAACCTATCTCTTCACTTTTTAATTCTGCCGAATAATTAAACTGGACAGCATCGTTCAGTCTATCCGTTAAATTATAACCTTCCGTGTAATTACCATAAACAATTCGATTGCCCATTAATGTTTGCGCTTTAGCCAATAACGGGACATTGTCATATAATCTTAGTATTTCATATTCTGGAAGAACTGTAAATATTTTTTGGTTTTCAAAAACATAAGTAGCCGTATCATTATTAGCTAATCCTAAGTCAAGCTTGTTTAAACTTTCAATTACTTTTATGGTCGGATCGTTATACTCTTTAAATAAGAGTTCTATTGCTTTTACTAGTGGCCCCCCAGTATTATAAGATATTGTAACGGCGTTAGTTGTGTTGAGCATACCTTCGTTTAAATAACTTCCTAAACTAAATCTAAAAGTTCCTGAAGTAAAAGCGGGAGAACTAAATTGAGAGGTAGCAGAAAATTCGCCATCAGCATACTGATAACGATAAGCAAAACAAACAAACCTATCTTCTAAGAAATTATTTTCTCCACCTGTAGCAAAAGGAACAATTGTAGGTGCTTCAACCGGTGGTTTTTTTATTACCAAAAGAGACTCTGCAGAAAATTGATCTATATAGGATGCCATTATGATAAAGTATAAGTTACATTTTCCGTTAAAGTTAGTCCTGATAAAGTTACTGTTCCAGCAGACGAAGGGGCTTGAGAATCTCCGTTGCCATCTATATAAGGTAAACCAGGGGTATAAGTAACCGACCATGTCCCTGTGTTTCCATCATCGCCTGATATTGTTCCAGACAAACTTGATGATCCAGGGTTACCTATAGTTGATACGTTCATAATTTCAAAGGTAGTAACTCCAGATGATACATCTGTCGAAAATTGAGTTAGAGCTAGAGCATTAGCGCTGTTTGCGCCTTGTATGCCAAAACCTTTAGTCACTTTTAAACCACTAAAATCATAACAATCAACGCCCGGTAAAGGTATCTGCGTAGTAGTGGGTGCTACCCCAACTCCATAGGCAGGAGTAATTATTGTAGGACATCCAGTTAAAGTTCCTTGATGAAAACCAATAAAATCAACACCCAATGTAGTTGATTTTTGTGCCTTAAATCTCCATAACCCTGTTTGCGCTACAGGAGGAACCCCTCCAAGTAAAGGCTCTCCATAAGTTCTTTTAATATTAATAAACCGAGGTGGATTAAAATTATCAGTAAAAAATATTAAATCACCAGCCATGCTAACAGCAGTGATCAAAAAGGCAGGATTAAAATTTAATGTAGTCAAGTCTCCTGATCCATCATCGGTGCTTACAACATGATAAGTAACCTGAGCCGTAGTTGTATTAAAAGAACAAATCATATCACATTTACCTGTATCAGACAAAGTAAAAGCAGGGTCATGTATAAACCAATATATAGTTTCGTTGGCGCTATCTTGGTAAACACCAATAGCTCTAGCTGACGCACTTAACGAAGTTTGATCTAAAAAAAATAATTGAGTGAGTTGTGTGTTTCCTTTAGCATTTTCTACCGAACCAATTTCAGACGCCTCAGTTGAACCTAATCTTACATTAAGTGCATCTTCGTATTCGCCATTTGGTATAAGCCTTTCATCAAGGCTTTTATTCATACGGCCAGCAATAAAATTTCTTTGCGTTCTTGCCATTTTATTTTAACCACTTGTTTTCACCTCTTAAATTCATCAATAGTCTTCCTGGGTGAATATTACTCAACCGTATTTTTGCATTACGCAATAAAGATGTTTTGTCTTTTCTAGCTCTGTTTATTATATATTCTTGTACGCCAAATTTGCTATTTAAGATTGCATATTTAATGTAAGCATAAATATAGTCTTCAAATAATTTATTAACCGTTACTTGGGAATCATCACCACCTTCCATACCGTCTGATATGTATTCTAAAATACACTGCTCATTTGCCATGGTGGAATTAAAATTTATAACCCCTGCTTTTTTATCTATTGTAAAAGTGGGATTTATGTTGGCTGTTTCTGTATTAAGACCATAGCGAGCTCCTATAAAAGTGTCGTAATAATCTTCGTTATAGGGTGGATTATTATCTTGGTCTAAATTAGCTTGATTTAAATAAATACTATTTAAAGATCCATCGGTTCTTGCAGTATCAAGACTTGAAGTTTGTGTGTTAACATTATCGTCTGAGTCATAAGTAAAAGTAGCTGTTGCTGATTGAACATAGGAAAGCGCTGACTGCACTTGGATGTTTTCAACTAAGGGTCTTATAGTGTTGTTTTTAAATAAAGAAATACGAACCCAGTTTATGTAATCTGAAGGTAAAACAAATCTTAGATCTGAATAAATCGTTAATTGTAATGATTTAATTTCTTTAAAAGCATCATAGTTTAATTCTTGTATACCACGTTTAGCGTGAAACAATATCTTATATCTTTCTTCGTTATTTATTTGTGAGTGGTTGCCATCAAACATTAATAAAAAATTGTTGACTATATCTGTCAAACTTATGTACTGGTAGGATCCCCAGTTTAAATTTGTTGGAGTTACACCATCATTTGTATAATATTTTTTCTGATCTATATATCCCATAATTATTGTTCTTGATTCTGAGTTTGTTCTTCAACTTGTCCAAATTTAAACACATCTCCCTCCCTTATAGAGATACCTGCATACTGAAGTATCTTAGACACCAAGTCATTAGCATCATCTATAGGTAGTTCAAAGTCTTGGTAGTCGGCTTGACTTTGATCAAAAACCGGATCACCATTTGATATAGTCGTAAAGGTCCATTTTGGATCTTTAGGATACCTAATATATTGAGCTACAACTTGACCCATTGATGAAACTGTAGAAGGAAACAACGATACGCTATTAGCTTCTTGCGTGTACGCAGGGTATGTCAGATTAGGTGTAGTTAACAAAGAATTATTTAACATTGTTATTTTACTGTTACTCACGAGCTCCGCTTCAGCCGTAAGGTTGGCATCGTCATATATTTTGTAATTTTTTCCAGTTGACGTTATAAGGGTTGTGTTTACTGTAAGAGTAGTTGAGTTATTAAAAGCTGTAATTAAAGCTGTAGTAACCACGTTGTTATTTAATACTATGGCTACTTTTTTCCCAACCAAGGCTGAAGTGAAAGTAGCAGCTGCATCAATAAGTTCGTTACCCGCACTTGCTCCTGCCACAGCCGTATTAGTTCCAGTTGCCGTTACAGTAGAGTATATTAAAACTTTATTTAATAGATAATAATCAAAACCAGTTGTGGCAGTGGAAGGCATTGTATAAACATTACCTAAACCAGAAGGAGCTACAGTTGTAGAAGTGGTGTAAGTTTGAGCTAATGACGAAGTAGCGGAAAAGGTGTCAATAACCTCTTCATACCCTTTTTTTATGTCAGCATATCCTGTACCTGACAGTCGTGCATTTTCTTCATTTATTTGTTGGTTGTATTGAAAAAAATATTCATCAAACAAATCTAGTTGTGCTTGTTTAGC